TCTCTGCAAGAGTTAATGATCTTTAAGGTCAGCACCTTTATTTTACTGGCGGTCGCAATCTTTTTACTGTTCTCGAGACAGGTTATCGACAAGACTGTGGAAATCAGGGAGTCACCTGTTCACGGCAGGGGTATTTTTTCTCGAAAATGCTTCAAGAAGGGTGATGTGATTGAGGTGGCTCCCACCATCAAGTACAACAAGGTGGATGAGTTTACAGAAAAGTCGGTCCTGACTCACTACGATATACACTACAAGGATGCTCACGCTCTGCCGCTAGGCTATGGGGCTCTCTACAATCACGCGGATGAACACAACGCAGACTGGCACTGGGACGAGAAGGGGGACTTGGTGATTCAGGCGAACAAGGACATTCAAAAAGGTAAGGAAGTGTTTGTTAATTACGGTGAACAATATTGGTCTGTACGTTCAGACAAGAAGTAGATGCGCTGGCCGCCAGACTGGCTCCTGGAACGCGACGGGCTCGTCACACCAGTGCAGCTTGGGCGCGCGCGCAGAAATGTACAACCCCTCATCCATCAGCAGGTACTCAATCTCCTCCGGGTCAACCCCCATGTCGCGCAAGATTCGGAATGTTTGGTCAATCTCCCCCAAGATGAGGGGTAGAAACGCCTCCATCCCATCCTCGAAGCCTTGCTCGCAAATCTCATCGATGCAGCTGCCCAGCGACTCGGTGTACTTGTCATCCCAGCTCTTCTCGTCCCAGCTCTCCTTGAGCTTGGTCAGCCCCTTGAAGCAGATGGGCTTGCGGCACATGGGACAATCCTTGTTGGACGCCTTCTGATACCAGGTGGTCAGGCAGTCCCGGCACATGGAGTGCCCGCAGACCATGCGGACCGCAGGGCACTCCTGGAAGCAGACGGGGCACTCCATTTAAAGATTTGGGTTGGTTTCTGGAGCCGCGGCCCAAACCTGGGTCTTTAAAATTCACCAATTTTAAATGTCCTTTGAAGTCTTTACCAACTACCTCCCTCCGGAGTTGTTTGCATATATGAGATCAAAGTGTGAGGGGCTTCCACTCAAGGTTACAGCCAAGGGTGATGAGCACTACATAGACTCTGACTTTCAGGAGACTCTGGAAAAGGTCCAGCAGAGCAAGGATGACTTCCGGTACATATACAAGCGCTCCGACTCTACAGCCGTCCCAGAAGATGTCAAGCAGCTCCTCAACCTTGACATTGTGACGTGCTTCGTGAGTTGCTATGTACCAGGAAGCTTCCTGACTGCTCACAGGGACGGGTGCAAGGGGGACAAGGCGTTCATCTTCTACCTGAATGATGTTCCGGTGGAGGATGGCGGGGCTCTTGTGATTGATGGGGTGCACCGAGTTCAGCCACGAGCTAATATGATGGTTGTGCTCGATACTGGCATGCTCCACGAGGTGATTCCACTACTGCAGGGTGAGAGGTGGGCTGTTGCTGGATGGTTTAATTGTACAGACTGATTAGAGAATGAGTCTCATTATTGTGGATAACTTTTATGAGGACTATTTCGGAAAGGGGCTTGAAGATGGTAGACTCTTTCAAGTATTCTTTTTTTCCACACATGATAATAATGGGTCTGCTAGTACCAAGTCTAGTACTGAATGGTATTTCAATGTGTAATGTATATGTATCCATCTCACAGGATGTATCGTATGTAAGATTTAATCCTTCCAATGATGAAATGACGATCGGAGGTACATATTCTATATCAAAGGATCGCACAATAGGTTCTCCTTCACTAATTCAAATACCATACTCTTTCACATCTAATAATCACACTGGCACAGGTGAATTGATATACCTAAAACTCAAATCTATATATCCTGATGCGGTTGATATCCGAGAAGACAAGTATCAGCTGCTGACTGAAACTGAAACTGAACCTGAGGTTGATACATCTCAGCTGCTGACTGAAACTGAACCTGAGGCTGAAGCTGATATATAGAAATAATTTTCGTTTGTACAAGTAATGAGTGCAATACCGCCAACTGGGGCGGTTTCTGTACAGAATATGGTTGATATATGGCAGTTGTCTGCATCTCCACACCCAGTTGGTACTAAACTAAGGCTCAATGCTACAGCACCTGGTCAGTATTCTCCAGCTGCGAAAACTTTCCCTGCTTCAAATACTAGTCTATTTCCATTAGGTTTGTTTCGTGGTACATCAAGGCTTGTACAAGTAACTCTCACTGGGACGGGTCAGTGGACATCGACTGTCCAAGGAAATATAACTCGTGTTGTGGTGGGTGGTGGTGGTTGTGGTGGCTCTGGGTTTGGGGGAAATCCAACTAATTCTTTTTCACAGGGTGGTGGTGGTGGTGGTGGTGGAGTGAATGTTGGAAGTCTTACTGTAGTAAGAGGCACTTTATATGCATATTCGTCTGGGGCTGGTGGAGTATTTACACCTCCTTTTCAATCCGTCCGCGCCGGTAACGGAGGATTAACTACTTTTGGCGGTAGTATATTTGGAAATGGTGGAGGAGGAGGGGGTGGGGGTGGTCTCAACGTCAATTATCCTACTACTGGGGCTGGTGCCGCATCGGGAGGATCTGGTGGGGGTGGTCACGCAGGCGGGACGGCACCAAATTCTGGTGGTACTGGAATTCAGGGTCTTGATGGCGCATTCGGTTTCGCTCAGGCTGGGGGGGGTGGTGGTGGATTTTCAGCTAGCGCTCAAGCCTGTAAAGGTGGTAATGGATACTTTTATCCCGGAACCGCACAAACGTATGGTTCGGGTGGTGGCGGAGCTAAATTCGGACCAGCCACTCCATCAGGTCCCAATGCCGGAGGTACTGGAGCAGGCACAGGCGGAATTTCACAGGGTCAAGTTGCTGCAACTGGTGCTCCAGGGCGAGGTAGTGGTGGCGGAGGAGGTGCCCACGGAAACCCTGGTACTACACGCACGGGCATAGGGGGAAGCGCTGGGTGTGTTGTTATTAGGTTTGGATAAAGACTAGACTTGCTTTCTGTGCACATGAAAGAAGAGTACAAGATTGTGCGAGGATTGATTAGTATAGATGAAGCCATGGAATTTGGCGCAAGTATATCACAGAGCTCAGTGACGTGGGAAGGTGATGAACAAGTTCCTACTAGTAAATCGTGCCCTAATCACTCTATATGCAATATTCTTCTTGGAAGTCTTGCGAAACAGATTTCTGAACTGACTGGCAAGAACCTTATTCCTACATATTCATATACAAGGATATACCTCAGAGGTGCTGAACTTAAACCTCATAAGGATCGTCCATCATGCGAATACTCTGTGACTCTTAATCTAGCGCAAACTCATCCATGGGCTTTGTTTATGGGTGAAAATGAATTGAATCTCACTCCAGGTGATGGAGTAATATACAAGGGGTGTGAAATAAAACACTATCGTAAGAAGTTTGAAGGAGAGTCTTACACTCAAGTTTTTCTACATTATGTTGATGCTGATGGCCCTTACCGAGATTACATGTATGATTTCATCAACACCCGAAAAAAGGAGGAGACATTCGAATTTGTCATACCAGATACAGGTCATAATCATTCCAACTACTACAAAATCCACAATGTTCTACCAGATATAGTTATTGACAGGCTAATTAGTAAGATAAATGAAGATAAACTTAGTACTGCCATGGTATCGAACAGTAAGGGGGACGGGATAGAAGACTCTATAAAGAGAAGATCTCAGATTTACTGGATACCCAAAACAAAAGAGTACTTAGATCTATACACAGTGATACTTAAAGCCATAATTGCATGCAACTCTGAATTCTATCAATTCAAACTTTCAGGTTTACCAGAAAGTATACAGTATACAGTTTACAATGAAAATGATAACGGACACTATGATTGGCACTTGGATATGGGTACACAGGCAGTGATCAGAAAATTGAGTGTTGTTGTTCAATTGTCTGATCCTTCCGAATATGAAGGTGGTACGTTGGAGATTAATAATGGTAGAATTTTAGAAGTTGAGAAAGAAAAGGGTACTATGATTATGTTTCCCAGTTATATGCTTCACCGTGTAACTCCGGTTACAAAGGGTACGAGACGGTCTTTAGTTGCATGGGTAAATGGTCCTGCTTTCATCTAGCTTCTGCGAACTGTATCAACACTGTAAACAACCTCTCCGAGTTCTTTCGAGTCTAGTTTATGCTTGTAAATCCGTACATCATCATAATCTCCACATGTTTTGTCAGCGTATACGCACGCATTATCAAAACATGTAAAGGCTGAAAGAAACTGACGTTCAGTTGGTCCAAGGTTGCACACTATATACACCTCCATTACACCTCTTGTTGTTTTTATTCTCATATAAAGAACGCACTCTCTTAGGAGTCATGTACACGCGTTTTCATAGGTTTATTACTGAAGATGAACATAAGGAGTGCATGAATTTATTGAGCGACGAGACGAAACGATTTCCTGGATCTTCTCATCCAACATCAGGGAGTCTGTTTGTTACACGTGATCTAAGTGATGTGCCTATATTCACAGATTTGCTCATGAATAGGCTCCAGACAATGACTGGGAGATGCTTCAGACTTTTTCGAGTGTATGCCAACTTTCAGACTGCAGGTCAGAATGGGGTTTTTCACTTGGATGATGCCAGCCCTGGTACATTTACATTCATCTTGTATCTTAATAGTTTTGGGAAAGGTGGCGAGACTGAGTTCAAGTCCCAAGATGGTATAGTTGTTCAGAAACCTATAAGAAATCTAGGTGTACTATTTGACTCTAGAATCGAGCACAGAGGTAAGGCGCCGATAGGTGATGGCACACGTATAACTATTGCATGGAAGCTTGAGGAGATTCCAAAGTATGTATTCTTTGACGATCCTGTACCTCACTGCATCATACGCAACTGTTTCGACGAAGAATATCTTACCGATATGTGGGAAGAGCTTGATTTCATCACACCGAGGCTCGCCGGCCCAGGTATGACTGGTACCGCCCGTGATGCCAAGAATCAACCTCTAAAAAAGAACAAGGGTATATTCCTTCATGATGTATATAAAGAATATAAGGAATTTAGCACTATTATACGTTCTAGTGTTGATATCACTCAATTAATAGGTAGGCACTGGTTTTACAACTATCTCCTCAAGTGTAAAACTACAGGTACTCTTGTGAGTTGCTACAAGGATGGTGATTACTACAAATCACACTCTGACATTTCGACAGTGACATGTATAAGCTATCATTGGAAAACACCAAAAAAGTTTCAGGGTGGTGAGTTATATTTTGGCGATTA